ATGCACTAGGATGGTCTGGAGGAGTTAATACTAAAGGTGAGTGGGTAGATGAAGAAGATAAAGCTATAGAAGATATAGCAGCTTACCTAAATCTTAACTTTACTTCAGCAAATTATGGTATGAATCCATTAGAAGATGATCATAAATACTTTATTTATGTATATAAAAAGTATAATGAAAAATCTAAAAAAGCCTTTACAACAGTTTTACCAAAAATTGTTACAAGCGATGCTAAGTCTCAAGCAGATTTGGAAAGCTATGTAGGCTGGATGAAAACTAATAAATATTTAGTAGAACATGATGAAAGCAGCAATGCAAGTAATAATGTAGCTAGCAGTACCGCTACTGCTGGTGTACTAGATAAATTTTAGTGCAACTCTATCACGAAATAGCAATAGGGGGCCCTCACAACAGAGGGCTCCTTATTCCTGAAGAACAACTAATTGATGTTCTAATTAAACATGGAGATACACAAGCTGTATACAAGAGTTTATATCTATATGACGAAGAAGGACTTGAATATCACAAAATAAATAAATCATTCAAAGACTTTTTAGGCAAAAGATACATAAAAGATGTATTAATTGACTTAGATAAACAACAAAACACTGACCAACATACACTAAATAAAACAAAAAGTGTATTGTTTGAATTAGAAAATCTTGGAGTACAGTCACGTTCTTACCAAGTATATTTTAGCGGTACTGGGTATCATATAATAATATCAGGTGAAGTATTTAATTTTCCAGAAGGAAGTAAAGATTTACCATTTATAGTAAAAGAAACTATGAATAATTTATTTAATGATATTGACTTGGCAGTTTACAATAGAACATCAATATATAGATGCGAAAACACAATAAACTTAAAATCAAATCTATATAAAATACCATTAACAATGTCTCAAATTAATTCTCACAAACCTAATGAAATATTATCACTTGCAACTAGACAAGTTAAAACAAATGATAATCCTATATGGGGAGATGGAGAATTAGAAGATCATGTAATTACAGAAGTTCCAAAAATAAGAATAATGGAATCTAAAGCAGAACCAACAAATATTGTGCCCTGTGTTCAAAAGATGTATAAACTTGGCCCCGAAGAAGGTTCAAGAAATAATACTTTGATGCGAATAGCGTCCCATTTCTTTAGACATGGCATAATAAGTGAAGCAACTAAAGCAGCACTCTTACATTGGAACAACAATCAATTAGAAAACTCAGTAATCATAAAAAAAGTAGAAGATACATATAAAGGTGGATATAAATATGGATGTAATGATGTATTAATGGCAAAGCATTGTCAAACTAATTGTATTTACTACAAAAGAAAAGATTACCTAGTAGATGTAAAAAGTAGTGAAGAACTCCAACAAGAATTAGCTGAAAGATTGGAAACAGATTTTAGCGGCAGAACAATAGACTTAGCTAGGCTATTTGGAGTTGAAGGTAAAGATGCAACTATATATCCAGGAGAATTAGTAACTATATTTGGTTCAACAGGTGCAAATAAAACAGCATTAGCACAAAATATAGTTTTAGGATATAACTCTGCAAACGATGAAATAGAAAAAGAAAGTCAAATACCTACATTATTTTTATCATTAGAATTATCTGGATTTGTAATGCATAGAAGAAATTTGCAAATAGTTTCAGGTACTAGTAAGGATACAATAATAAAAAATTATAAGAACTTATACAATTTTCACAAAGAAGAGTTAAGTCATATTATAATGCAATCCATTAGTCCAACTATACAACAAATACAAGAAAAGATAAAACAGTTACAACCAAAATGCGTAGTCATTGATTATATAGATTTAGTTGACGTTCCTTTTAATAAAAGAGGAGAGTATGAAAAATTAAATTATATAAGTCATAGCTTATCTAATATAGCAGTAAATGAAGATATTATTATAATACAAATATCTCAAGTATCCAGAGATTACTCACGTAATCAAATAATGGACTTATACGCTGCTAAAGGTAGTGGAGCAATAGAAAATGCATCACGTAAAGTAATTGGTATAACTGGATCATCTGAAAATACAGATAAGAAAATGAGTATCTATAAAAACAGTGATGGTGACCTTTTTGAGGTCGAACTAAATTGGACTCCATCATTCAGGTTAAAGAAAAAACCTACAATGTTTAGCAAAGCACTTGGCAGTAGATTTACAATGGAGGAAGAACATCATGCCAGTAATTAAAAAACCAGCAACGCAGTTAATAGGTGAATTAATAGATGTAGAGCAAGAACTGTTGCTAACAACAGAAGAAGAAAGAGTTGAAGAGTTAGAAACAGAAAAAACAAAATTGCAAACAACAATACGCCACAAAATATCTAATATAGATTATTTTATGGTTGAAATGAAGAAACGAGAACACCTTATAGACGCAGAAGTAGAATCTTTAAAAGACGAAATACAAAGACTAAAGAATCGAAGACGAGGACTAGAACGAACACAAGATTTCTTCAATAGACAACTATTACCTGCAGTAATTCAAGAAGTAGGTGATGAAGATGGAGTATATGAAACTGATACAGCTAGATACAAACTTTACGAATCATTTGGCCCTGTAGACATTGACCACGATACTATATCTAACGATTTTAAAAAAGTAGAAATACTTGAGAAAGTAGATAAAGTAAAAGCCCGAAAAGCAGCAATAGATGCATTTAAGGCTGGTCAAGATATGCCTCCAGGTATCGATATTGATACAGTAAAACGAGTAAGAAGATCATAATTACAACTTCTTGTGAATTACATTATTTTAACAGTAAATTATATAGGGCTCAGTTGTTCTGTGGATTTCAGATAGCTCCGAAACGCATAGACAGTGAGTAAAAACACCTACGCTGAGCCCCTATAATTATGAAGTATGATAAAGAGATATTTAAAGAGGTACTAGAACCTCATCATCGTACTTACTGGAAGATTGCTTACACAAAGCTACAGAGGAAAATGCAAAGCCTCAAATCCTCCCTTAAGAAACGATCCGAAGATAATAACGTATTATTTAAAATTGATATGGAAGAACTTCGGAAGATGTTTTATGATTCATACGGCAAAGGCTGCAAATACTGTGATAGAAAAATGACGCTAAGAAATATGGTATGTGATCACATTATACCATTAGCTAAAAATGGAGATTCTACCGTAGATAATCTTCAGCTTATTTGCAAAAGTTGCAATACAAGAAAGGGCCCACTTGACGAAAAAGACTTTATAGAGCTTATTGACTGGGTGGGTCAATTAAAAAATGAAACAAAAGAATATGTGCTAAGAAAATTAGCAAAAGGAGGAAGATACTAGTATGAACTTATCTAAAAAGCAAACTGCTATTATATTAACAGCTTTAAATGACTATAGTTCAGAAGCTTATATTAATGGGAAAAACGATGAAATGATAGAATCTCAAAATATAATAAAAGGAATAGAAGAAGAAATGGAAAAAGGAAACAACGATCCAGATAATAATGTTGGCTCTGAAACTGGAATTGAAAGAGAGTATTTTAAAAATTGTGAGGTTTGTGATGACTAAAAAACAAATGTTACAAAATAAAGTAACTCTATTAGAGCAATCTTTAATGGAAGCAGATATGGTATTCTCTTCTATGGAAAAAAAGTTAGCTGACATGCAAAGCCAGTTTAATAAGTTTAAAATAACAGATGATAAAAAATATTTAGAACAGAATAATGAACTTATTTTACAGCTTGTCCAAGAGAGACTTAACCTGGGAGCACACAAATACATGCAGCAGGTACCAGTAATGCCTGAAGATGACATAACCAGAGACAACTTTTACGAAGCTATTGAAGAAGCACTTGATTTGTGCGTATATTTAACAGCATTCTTGTTAAGATTGATGAAAGAAAAAGAAAGATTAGAAGTTGACAAAGGAAAGCCTAAAGAAAAAAGCAAAAAATGAGTGTTCTAATTGGAACCTTGGTAACTGTATGGGTTGTACTATATATATTGACAGAGGATACTTAGATAGGAATAGCTGGTCTCCAGTATTTTTATCTATAGATTCAAAAAAAGTAAATAAGCCATGTACAGTTGAAAAAGGCTGCGATTATTTTAAAGACATCGTACAATAAGCTACATATTTAATCTGGGTTTCATGCTTTCCCTAGAAGTAGCTTATATCTCAAAAGGGAGAAATGTTTAAAAGGGTTTTATGTTACTTTCCCTTCAGTTTCTCCCTTATCTTTTTCAAATAAAAATCCAGGTCTAAGCATGTCAGTATCTCTATATTTGACAAGTTGTCTAGGAATTTGTTGATAAGGTAATCCGCTAACTTTCTCTACCATCCTATAAGGATTTTCAATTAAACCACCTTTACCGCCTTGCAGAACATTGCCAAATACATCATACCCTACCCTACCAAATGGAACCATACTCCAAGCGTAATAGCCTCCTAAAGTACTGAAATCATCATTTATTATTGCTTTAAACAGTCCAGGTAAAGGTCTAGCAAAAGGAGGAGTTATAGCTTGTAATGGAGCTAAAGCAGCAGGATAAGTACCAAAGAAAGCTCTACTGCGTTCTTTTTCATTACCAAATGACCAATCTGCTAAATCTTGAGCCCAAGACCAAGGTTGAGGTAGTGTATTCTCAAATATAGAATACATAAAGATGTTTGCCAACCCAAACATCAATAAGTCTGCAGTAGCCAACCGTTTAAATCTATCAAATTCAGGTGTACCTTCTTTAAAGCCTCTAATTCTAGCTTCTCTTAAAACATCACCTCTAAATCTTACAGAGTTCCAAGCCCAAAGCTGGAATCTTGTCAAAGCTTTACCCATAGAAGAACGAGCAAAAGCAGGTCTAAATGGTGCTGAGTATAAAAACTGAGTAGACTTTACACCTTCCTTACCCATTTTAATTAAAATAGGATCATCAAATCTTTTTAAAGCACCAGCAAAATTATCTTTAGCTTGTAAATAATGAGCCATAAAAGCATCTCTACGAAGAGTTCTTTCAGGTCTACGCATAAACCATGCAGCTTTATTAAAGACTCTATCTGTTATACCGTATTTCCTGCCAATTTCTTTTAAAGAATTAGTAGAAGCATCAGGATTCTTTTTTATAACATCAACAGCATCATTTAAAAACTTTCTAAAATTACGCTGCTTAAATTTTGGGTTAAAACCAGCTTCATAAAGAATAAAGTCCTCAACAACGCCTAAACTTTGAACCCATTTAGTAACATCTGTCATGTTACTCCACTCATTATTCACATTAGTTTTTAAATATTCTATTGATCTAGCATTTCTAAAATGACCTAAACCAGTAGAAACTATAGTGTGTACACTACCACCATAAAGATTAGCAACAGCACTTTTCGGGTGAGCAAGTAACGTAGCAAGCTGATATTTAGCTTCAAGATTACCCCATTTAGTTAAAGTACCAAAATCAAAGTCCTTCATTTCTTCAGGTAAACCTTTAATTTTTTCATTAATACCTAACTTTTTTCTAATTTTATTTACAAAATTTAATGTGCCTGTATCATTAATATACGCAAATGGAGTACCTTTTATACCCATCTTAGGGTCATTTAATATCCTACTTGGTATCTGTTGAGGATATCCCATAGCATCTTGAGCATACATAGTATAAAAATCTACCCATCTTTGAGTAAGTTCAATATCCTTACTTTTCTTATAAAACTCTTTAGAGAATTTATTTATTTCATTATTAACTTTTATTTGAGCAGCATGTTTATATACGCTATCAAAAACATTTTTCATATATTGAGACATAATTTCAGGTTCTACACTCCATCCAGGAATGTGAGCTTCTCTAGCAAGCTGAGAACCAATTCTTGTGTATTTTTGTAATTTATTTAAAGCTTCTTTAGTGCTTTTTTTCTTAACAACCACATCGTTTAATACTTCTTTGACAAGCTCATTATTCATTATAGGTTCTAAAGAATGATTAAAATCTCTTGTAAGTTGTTTATATTGCCAGATAGCTCTAGTAACGCTATCAGTCTTTTCCGCCTTAGATAAGCTTGTGTTTTTATCTATATTTTCTATAATGCTTATTAAATCTTTAGCTGCACGTTTAGGATCAGCTCCATAATGAGGAAAGAAAGATTCTGTTTCTCTCAATCTAGTTCCTTCTGGAGTTTTCTTTCTAAGAGCAGCCCTTATCTCAGGGGAGTTTACAAATAAAGATACTTGTTGATTGTGTGTTAGTCTTTGAAAGCCATCTAAGCCTATAGATATGTCTAATTTTTTACCAGTTAATAAATCTTTATTAAATTTATCTATGTATTTTTCTACAGATTTATATTCTGCAGACTCAGGATTAAGTTTTTCAAACTCACCATAAATTCTTGCAAATTCAGTCTCTAAATCACCCTTGTTTTTCTTACCTTGTATTAAATTACCCATATATTCAAACTGTTCATTGGTAATTCTTTTTATATTATTAACAACTTCTTGACCAGTAAGCTTCTTACTTTTACCAGCAACTTGAATATCATATTGCTTCTCTAAAAGACCATTTGAATCTAATTCTTTTTTAGCCTGATTATACTTATCAATATATTCTTTAGACATAATATTGTAAGCATGAGAGTCCATACCTTTTTCTTCTAGTTGTTTTCTTATTTGTTTAACTTGCCCTAATTCTCTTTCTCTTTGAGCAAAACGCCATAACTGATTACCATCTTCTATACCTTCTATATACGGATTAATCTTTTCTTTCCATAAAGCATTTTCTCTTTCAAAAGTTTCAGTAGCTTGAGATGTCATTTCATGAACTGGTTTTTGTATTGATAACATCATGCCTTCTGGGACATATGTATTTACTAACTTTCTACCTTCTATAGTGCTAACAACATTTCTATTTTTAACTAACTTAATTTCTTTACGAGCAATATCCATATCTATAGTTTTAGGAAACATGTAATAATACCATTTACTAATATCATTATTTGACTTACCTAAAATATTACTCCACCAAGTTCCATTTCTTGTTTCATTTAAATAATTTCTAAATATTTTAAAGTCATCTAAATTTGCTTTATTTAAATCAGTTCTAGTTACTTCTCTAAAAAACCCAGAAAGTTTTTTACCTATCTGATTAGGATAATGATCTAAATGGCTTATAATATCACGAGTTACATCAGCTTCTTCTTTTGTTATTTCACCTGTTTCAATTTTTGCATTAAGTTGT